CTTTGAACATAATCCACAAGAACTGCACTTTCGAGAGTACAGGAGTTAATTACAGCAATTTTTATATCAACCATGGTGTTTAGCCACGTTAAAACGGTACAGTTTAAGGACATGCTTAGATGGTCAAGCCATGGGTCCCGTTAAAATAAGTTAAGCGATAGCGGTAAAGAAAAGGCGAACAGCATTCGCAATAGTTTTTAAGTCACCATTACCGACGAGGGTCTGGATCACCGAAACGATGGTACCAGCTTTCTCGACTAGGGCACAAAAACTAAAACTAATCTCATGTAGATCAGTAGGCAATGAATTAGCACGGTATTGAACTACCTGAATTGGATTGACGGGAGCACCGTCAATATGTAGTTCATAGTCAGCCGTGAGACCTCCAGCCATGGATGAGGAGAAGGTAACATCACCAGTGATATCATAGACCCCGGGGTCCATTTCGTAGTTACCTGTAGACTGCGGATGGGCAATATGCAGGCCATCTAAGATGGTTGTTTGAGTACGAATGGCTAACGGGATACCTGTCTGATACGAATGATCAAAGTTCTCAGTAAAAACTGAGTGTGAATGGGGACTATGGTTTCCCCCTTTCAATGGAAGAGACGGCGAGACGAGCTCAATCTCATACCAAACCCACAATTGGCCTATAGGGCCAAGAGCAGATCCGGAAATGGTGGCAAAGAGCAAATTGCCACCATCATAGAGAACGAGGTCACCCCCAACGGGTCCCGCTCTAACGCGCTTCATTTGCACGCCAGCCTTCATCAAATTTACATTTATGTTAAGGCGACTTGTCTCGTAAAACCGAGAGGTTTTGATTGTTTCAAAAGAGGACATCTCAGCCAAGTCAGCAGGAGCGGCATCATCAGGATCGTAATCCCAAGCCATATGGACAGACCCAGCAGTCGTAGTCACAGCCTCAGCTGGGATATAGACGAACTGGAGTTTCTTCCAACAATACAGGTCAAAGCGATTTGCAAAGGCGGACAGCCAACGAAATATTGGGAGACCTGGGTTAATGTGAAAATCAGTAACGCCGAAAGATGAAGTGCCAGATACAGTAGCAATTTCTTCATGATTGATAACAGTAGTACGCGAGCCGACAGTTTTGAATTGCGGAGCTTGCGATAGCACTTCAGTGGTTCTAACAACAGGGAGTACACGGGTACGGGTTCTCAAACCGTTGCCGTTGCGTCCATTATTATTATTACTCATTTTTCCGATAAATTTTATTTTACTGTTAAAATTTTCTAAAAACAGACTGGTTTTCCAGATTCGCACACCCACCCAGCAATGGGTGCACGAGAATTAAGCTCATTTCTTGACCTTGGTCTTAGTCCGCTTGGACTTCGACTTGCCTGGTCTTTTCTTAGAGGGAACAGGCAATATAGGTTGCGTGAGGGCATTGGGATCCCAACCCTTTGGTAACACAGGATTTCCGTAAGTAAAGTAGTCGACCACTACTAACGGAGACCCAGGTTTTATATTAGGGGCTGCAAGGTCAAGACAAAGTGGTGGAGAAAGAGCCACCTTGACAGTGTGGCTGTTCCTTACCCATCGCGTAAAGCGTTGAAGGTCAAATCCTGGCAACGTTGTCTCAAGGACATGGAGCATCCAGGAAGCCTTACGGTTTGGGTACTGATCCACAGCGTCATATAACGACCACCAAGAACGTAGCCGCAATGGATCCAAATTCGGATCAAACAGTGCTGAATCAGTCACAGACAAAAGCATTAGGGAGAGGGCACCAATAACTGGGGTGGCGTGGTCAGTCAAAAAGTATGACCGCGCTTTCTCAATTGCTTTCGTAATGGGTTTAATAGAGGACGGAAGTGCTTTAGAAGTATGAAACTTAGCCAATTGGCGTGCTAGATCGCACATGGAGTTCCGATCACCGAACCAAACATTCGGACCGTAATAACGGGAAAGAAAGGTAATCCCAAGTTCGCCCCTGTGAATCAGATCATTCTCACGGGTAACTTGACCAATTTTTTTGGCTGAGTTCTCAAACGCGGTAGCGGACATATCAGGTGTCATACCATCGTCACCTCCGTAGATTCCCAACATACTAAACGCGACAAAAGGCGAATAGCCAAGGGCACGGAAGGCGTTGAAAGCCACGAAGGCGACGGCAACAGTATTATACAAAGATGTCTCTGGAGACCCAGACAACCTCGATGTAAAGCTATCATACTTAATACCGAAGCGAGTGACACAACGGCAGAAATACTGCGACGAATGAAGCGTCGTTAATTCTTCATGGTGCATAGGATGGAACAAAGCCATCAATAGCATCAATTCGAAATGACGCAATACTGGGGAAACATGGCCATCAAACCTCGAGAAGTCTGTCATCAGTGCTGAATCAGCGTCAGACAGCAAATCAACAATACGGTCTGCGATTTCACGTGGGGTCTGGCCAAAAGCATACCAACTAAATTTTTTCATGTGCTCAGCAAGAGAATACATGTACCTTGAGTACGGCAATTTCAATGCACAATGAATAGTCGATATGATACGAGGGTCTTTTGGGTCCCCGTAAGCTTCCGTCTTAACAAATGAACGAACAATGGCGTCATAATAAGGCCCTGACCAACATGCATCGTCCAATATGCGTCGTTGGGAAGGGCGGTTCTGCTTGTCATAGACATCATCAACATCTTTTGGATGAACTTGCCATTTATCAGGAACGGCAAGGTCTATGAACTCCGTCATGCGTTTAAGCAATGATGGAGTTATCTGGGCATGCGATCTTACACTAGTAACACGAGCAAAAACTGCTCGTTGATCATTACCAGTGGTCCGATCAGGGGAGTAACACTGCAAAATTACTGGATTCATAAAACCATGTAAGGCAGGCAATGCTTCTGGTTCAAATTCACCAAACTGATACCTCCTAACAGAGTCCTCAACAGGGAAGACGTAGTCAGGTTTGGCATCAGTGACAGACCGGTGGTACTCCACCAAGACATAAACAGAATGACGGGGATTGTCATTTCCCTTAAAAGCAGGTATCATAGATCTTATTGAAGGAGCATTAGCTACCTGCTTTGATGTGCGAGCATACGAGCGGATGGAAGAATCAACATCCGCTGAAACCATACACGACGAGTACCCATTTACTATACCCGTAGAGACCTTAAGACCATCAGAGCCCATCACGTACATACGTAAAAACTTTCCAAACACGACGCGTAGTCTAGTTAAACGCGTCCCACAAAGCCAATTGGAAAGTAGGGCCCTAAGTCCATAGAAAGTCGTTGTGGGTGTGAGAAGAACCAAATAATGGTCCTTACAAACCCGACGACGATCAATTAGGTAGGTTACTGCGGCATAAGGAACGCCACAGAATTTTTTCTGCACGAAAACATGATCATGTCCATAATTCCACAGTTGATGCTTATATGTGGCCCCCCCAGCGACGGTTACTACCAACTCATCTTCAGAATTAAAAGTATGAGCGATACCATCAGAACCCTGGTGCGAGACAGTTTCAGGCACCATAGTATATAAGAGGGTGGGATATGGATTGTCACAAAGAAACTTAAGCATGTTAACATAGTAGTCAGTATCCACCATGATGACAATGTCGTTTTCTTGCGGGACCTCGAAGGACGGAGGTACGTCCAGATCTTTCGTCCAATAAAACTGGCGAGAACCAGCCAAACCACGTTCTTGTTCGGAGCGTGACATTTGATAGAAAAAGGGACGCATGCCAAGGCGCGATGCAAGGCATAGGGCAGTATTTCGAGCAGTAGACCTAGCCGCGGCGGCAATGCCGTGGGTATGGTCTTTGATAGGTGCTTGCACAACCATTGAAATGTCTCGGAAAGCTCGCCGAATGCCTTTAGTATTGCATTTAGTGACGACCTTTGAGACGACTTCGGTATAGATCGAGCGAAAGTCGAAACTATGCGCTTCATTCGATCCGGATCTGACAGTGGGTTCGTCATCATCCAATATCGCTCGGAGGAGCCGATAGGACCTAAGGAATCCGTTATACCTTTCTTGAAAGAGAATTAGACTTTCACTAGCGAAACTTGCTACGTACTGATGTATGAACGGCAGTGCGGAACCAAGAAACATATATCTCACTAGGTTTAAAACAACAAACTTAATTATCCAACATAGAGCAACGTAATGCAACAAAGCAAAGAACGTAACAAAATATAAGCGAGGAGAAAACAACGAGCAATAGTAGTATGGCTGGTGTCATC